CAATTAACGAGTATAATAAGAGTATCTTGTGAAGTTACCAAAACCACAAAATATTGAATAAGAAAAGAGGTGAAGGACAACATATGGTAGATACGCGCCGTTTGAAGGGTATCATCGTAGAAAACGATCTGACACAGGAAAAGGTCGCTCGTGCTATCGGGATGTCCCCTAAAACATTCTATCTGCGGATGAAAAAAGCCGTTTTTGGTTCTGACGAAATGGAAAAAATGATCGAACTTCTCCATATTGAAGACCCGAATAGTGTTTTTTTTGTCAAGAAAGTAACTTGAAAAGTTACAGAAGGGAGAGTAAAAAATGCCAAAAGTTTTCCTAAACGAAAAAGAGCGCTTATGCCACAGGCTAGCAAGTTGGGTACAGGGTGAGAAGAAGTTAAGGAAGATCACCGACACGGAGTTAGCAAAGGAACACGGGATCAGTCAGTCGGCAATGTCCCGGAAGTTACGGGAAGAGAGCTTCGATTATAAAGACTTTGTTTTCTTTGTTCAGAAGTTCCAGCCGGACAACGACACGCTGAAGTACATCGTAGGACTATGAAAGGAGAAAAGAAATGAAGGGAAGTAGATACGCAACGGGGGTACTGTTCACTCTGATCGGCGGCAATGGATTAGCGGAAATATCGACGAGCAATCACGGGTGTTTTTGGTTGTGTGCGATAGCGTTTGTTTTCGGTCTGTCTGTTTGTATGTACGAGTTAATCACAAAGGAAGGGGAAAAAGAATGAAGACATTAAGAGTTTTTGAAAAAGGCGACAAGGTAAAAATCAAAGGGATCATCACGGATGTTACGGTCACAGAGACCGGGATTCATAAGTACAGAGTGAAAGATGAAAAGTCGCCTTGCACAGTCGGAACATGGTTCACAGCGGATGAATTGGAAGAAGTGAAAGTTGAAAAGGAAGAGAAGGAAGAGAAAAAGAAATGATGGAGAGTTGGCAGAGGGATTTAGACAAATGGTTGACAACGCCGCCTGAAGAGCCGGAAAGCAGATTCTATTGTGATCATTGCGGGGAGCCTATGTTCCCGGAAGAAAAGTATTACAAGATCGAAGACGAGAATTTATGTCCTGACTGTGCGCGAACATGGCTTGACGATCAGTGGCATTTTGTAACCGAAGAAATGGCATACGGAGAAGAACAATGACAGGAGAAGTTAAGAGTTACAGCCCGAAGCATGGGTACGGATTTATTACACATGATGATGTAAATTTTTTTTTTCACATCATGGACTGGAAATTACGGGTGCCGCCGTGTGTAGGGTTGCGGGTCGCATTTGACACGAAAGAGAGTAACAAAGGAATGAAAGCAATAAACGTAAGAAAGGAAAAGTAGAAAATGGCGAACGAAATTATTGAGAAGAAGAAAGAGGGTATAGCTACCTTCTTGGCAAGAGAAGCGGTAAAAGCAAATGTTGAGTCCGTTGTCGGGGTAAAAGACTCACAGAGGTTCATATCAAGCGTGGTATCGGCAGTTCAGACTAATTCACAGTTAGCGGAATGTACTAACGCGTCCATATTATCCGCGGCACTTTTGGGGCATAGCCTTAATTTGCCACAGTCGCCACAGATCGGGATGTTTTACTTTGTTCCTTATGAGGACAAAAAGAAGGGGATTAAGGAAGCACAGTTTCAGTTGTCATACAGAGGAATGTTACAGCTTGCCATGAGATCAGGACAGTACAAGGTAATCCATGTAACGGATATAAGACAGGGAGAACTTGACTCCTATAACCCTATTGAAGACATATACGAGTTCACGCCGGAGACTGATATAAACAAGCGCATGAAGTTACCCATAATCGGATATTACGCCTTTTTTGAACTGATTAACGGCGCTAAGAAGGGTATTTATTGGACTAAAGAACAAATGGAAGTCCACGCAAAGAAATATTCCGCATCATATCGTAATGGTTATAGCACTAGCGTTTGGAAGTCTGACTATGACGCTATGGCAAAGAAGACCATGTTGCGCCAGCTTATAAGCAAGTGGGGCATTATGTCGGTTGATATGGAAAGAGCTTACGTCGGAGATCAGGCGGTTATTAGAGAGGATGGTACGCCGGATTATATCGACAATGTACCTGACGAGCCGGAAGCGGCGGTTGATGTGTTTGATACAGAAGCAAAGGAGATAACAGATGAAACTGACGGACAGTAATTACTTCTCGATAGAAGCAGAAAAGGAGTATTGCGGATCATCACAGTATAAAAACTTCATGGGTATGCCGATAAAGCCCGGATGTGAAGAAAGGGCGTTAAAGACCATAAACGGCGAGTATGTACCCGAAACGACAAAGGCATTGCTTGAAGGTTCTATTCTTGACGCCTTATGGGAGAACGACGATCCCGAATACATACTTGAAAGGTTCCCTGATTGCGTATCAAGTAGGGGCGCTACAAAGGGACAGTTGAAGTCAGAGTATCAAAAAGTACTTGAAATGTATCAGCGAAGCCTTAAAGAAGAAAAGTTCTGCGCTTATATGTCGGGAGATAAACAGACAATTATGACCGGGGAGATCGAAGGGCTGCCGTTCAAGATCAAGATTGACAGTTACCTTGACGGTAAAGCGATTGTCGATCTGAAGACCACACAGACGTTAGATAGGAATTTCAGGTATTTTATCCCGGACAGTGGGGAGCGTTTACCGTTCTATTTAGCGTATGGGTATGACATACAGTTAGCCATTTACCGGGAGATAGTAAGACAGAATACCGGGAAAACGCTTAATTGTTACTTGGCTTGTGTAGACAAAAAGCCGCATCCGATGTGTGACATTATCGAGCTTCCTCAAAAGATGCTTGATGAAGCGCTTGATCGCATCAAAGGGAATTGCGAAACGATCATCCTGTTAAAGAAGGGAGAAGTTGAGCCGACTAGGTGCAATTCTTCCGAGTGTGATTATTGTAGAGATACCCATGTTTGCGAAGTCATAAGCACATCAGAATTTGAACTGAACGAAACGGCGGGCGGCGCATGATCACAAATTACACCAACTATTGTATTATCTGCGGCACTCCAAAAACCGACGATCATCATTGTGTGTTCGGGATATCCAAAAGACAGTTAGCCGATGCCGATGATCTTTTGATGCCTTTATGCAGAGAACATCACGAACAGATGCACAACGATAAAGGAATGATGGCAATGTCACGGATATGCGGACAGTTGTTTTATGAACGTAATAAATGTGCTTCAGGAATGACGCCGGATGAAGCAAGAGAGAGTTTTCGCAAAAGGTACTCAATATCCTATCTGTAACCCGGGCATAAGCCCATAACATAAGTGCTTGGGGAAAATTGTATCACGACAATACCAAAAGCCATTTTAAGCCCCCTTTACGGGGGCAGAAAGGGGGCGAGTTGAAAAAAGATAGACCACCAAAGGTCACAATAAGGGGCGAATACTTTGGAAACAGAACGCTTCCGAGTTTGAACGACTATCTAGCAGAGGTCGGCAAAAATCCGAAAGCCGGAAATAGGTTCAAACAGGACTACACAAAGCCTTGTATATCTGCGATCAGGCGTTGTTTAAGAGGTTGGAAAGTTACAAAGCCGCCTGTAATTCTTCACTATAAGTTTTTCGAGCGTAAAAAGGGACACAGACGGGATGTAATGAACATATTTTCATTGGCTGACAAGTTTTTTGAGGATGCGCTGCAACTTGCCGGAACCATTCAGAACGATAACCCGGACTGGATAGAAAACACAACACATGAGTTTGCATGGATCGATGGAGAACCATACATAGAAATCGAGATAGAGGAAAGGGGAAGTAAACATGACACAGAATCAAATGATCTTAAAACATTTATCAACACACAAAAGGGGGCTGACCCCGCAAGTCGCTTTTGAGAAGTACGGAATTATGAGGTTGTCGGGACGTATCTTTGATTTGCGCAATGACGGTTACAAGATAAAAACCGACGTGATCCCGGTCAAGAACCGTCGCGGAGAGACTTGTTACGTTGCTAGTTACACGTTGGAGAAGTGATCATGGTAGAAGGTTGGATTTTACTTCATAGAAAACTGCAAGAGTGCCAAATATGGGATAGCGATTTACCGTTTGATATGCGTAGCGCATGGATTGATTTATTGTTACTTGCTAATCACAGGGATGTTGAAATCCTGTTTGATTATGAACCTATCACTGTAAGAAGGGGTCAATATCTCACATCCGTAAGAAAATTAAGCGCGCGCTGGAGTTGGAGCAAGAACCGTGTTTTGAAGTATCTAAATCTTCTTGAAAAACTCAAAATGATTGAGCGCGAAAGTAACGCAAAGAGGACGCTTATAACCATTGTAAAATATGAGTTTTATCAGGATATGCGAAACGCAGATATAGACACGGTTGTAGACACAGGGATAGACACCTATGTAGACAATGGGTCAAACGCACATATAGACACAGGTATGCCACAAACAAAGAATGATAAAAGAATGATAAAGAATGAAAAGAATGATAAAGAAATAAAACATATATACGGCGAATACCGTCACGTGCGTTTGACCGACGCCGAAAGAGATCGCTTGTTTAATGATTATGGAGAAGCGGAAGCGCTGGAAGCTATTAAATATCTTGACGAGTACAAAGAACGAAAAGGGTACAAATGTCAAAACGACAATCTGACATTGAGAAAGTGGGTATTTAATGCTGTCAAAGAAGAAAGAAAACCAACACAAGGTAACGTGTTTGATGCGTGGAAAAACGCATAGAAGGGAGAGTAAATGACAAGAGAAGAAACGAAAGAGCTTTTAATGATGATCAGAGCGTTATATCCAAATTTTACGGTAAAGCCTGAAGAAATGACACCGACAATAAACGCATGGCATTTGATGTTAAAAGACTACCCGGCGGAAGCGGTAAAGGCAGCGTTGGAAATATACGTTAAAACGAACAATACCGGGTTTGCCCCTTCCGCATCACAGCTTATCGGATGTATGTACGCACCGAAGAAGAGCGAACAGTTAACAGAGGGTGAAGCGTGGGCGCTGGTAAAGAAAGCGATCAGGGACGGCGGCTACCATGCAAGAGAAAGATACGACGAATTGCCGGAGATCGTACAAAGAGCCGTCGGGGATGCGTCAATGATACATCAATGGGCTATGTGTGATAGCGACGAGGTTAACTCGGTGATTATGTCGAATTTTCAGAGGACATATAAAGCCCTTCTGTCAAAACAGGAGTTTAACGACAAAGTACCGTCACAGCTACGCGAAGCAATTACAGGAACAAATGAAAGGATGATCGAGGGATGAAGAAAAGAGTATCAATCTTTGATCCGCACCGGGAAAAAATAGAGAAGTGGTGTAAAGCCGGGATGCCTGTTCGGGAAATGGCTAACAAGTTAGGTGTTGGATATTCAATACAAGGCTTGTATGCGTATATCTATTCACGAAATTTAAGGACGGAAAACATGGGCTACGCTTCCCGGCATAACTGTAACAAATGCTCATTCTGTCACGAGTACACAAACACGAATAACGGCAAGGGTCGCATATGTTCGCTGACTTGGAAAACAATACAGCCTATGGTGGTTTATTGCCCGGTATGGTGCGAATTGGAGCAGAAGCATGACAAAGAATGAGATCAAAGCCATACAGAACGCCACACCACAAAAGCCGCAAGTGGTCGAGTTAGGCGGGGGATTTTATTACAAGTGCCATTGGATAACTTGCAATGAAGACTTAAAGCGGTGGTATAAATACTGTCCTAGCTGCGGGAGCCGAATAGATTGGGGGTCTATAGATGATTTTTATGAATGAATGTAATTGTATAGTTGATGAAGAACTTTTAACAAAAGCGGTAGATACATATTGTCGTCGCAACAATGTTTACTGTAATGAAAAACACAGAATAACTCTTCACAATAACTATCCAACTATAATTATAAGCCGAAAACACTTATATGTGCATGATCTTTTGAGAATGATTATGTTTCGTACACG